ATGATGGTCGTCGGTGCGTCAGAAGGAGCCATGTAACGCTGTGCTGCGATGCCAGCAAAGGCCGATACAGTCTGCTTGAGTGCAGGGCCAACCACGAGGATCTTGGGGCTACCGCCAGAGGTGTAAACCTGCTGAACGCCATCCTTGAGGATTGCCTCGGTAAAGGTACGAGTTGTACCGTCCGAACGTGTGCTCACGCCGATTGTAGTGGGGTTAGCACCGTCGGTTGTGTTGTAGTTCGAGTTAGTCTTGAGCCAAGACAAAAGCGAACCCAACTTGCGAGCCGTGGACGAGTTACCAGCACTGCGACCCTGGTTGGCAGCAAGAATGGTCTCTTGGTCGCGCTTTAGTTCCTGCGAAGCCTTGGAAAGCTGGTAGGCTTTTTCTGCACGTCTGCCTGCAAGGTCAACGGCCATCATGGTTCCTGACACCTGGATCGTCTTAGCAACGATCTGTGTGTAGTTACCGAGACGAGTCGTCGGGCTGATGGTTGCTGCTGTTGCGTCGTCACCTTCAACCTGTGCGTTGTTGGTTGTTGCTGCGGCCAACGTATCGGTCTGCCACTCGTGGTAGACAGCCGTTGCTTTGGTGCGAGCAAGCGACGAAAGGATAGGTGTCTCGGTCGGGCTGATGTTGTAAATAACATCGGTTAGATCTTCACGCTGACCGATAGCCGTGAAGGTCTGGAATGTACCTGAAGGAACAGTCATTTCAAACTCCTGATTACAAGAATCTTTCAAAAACCCTTGCAGCGTCTTGCCGACTTCCTGTCTTGCGTAAACGCGCAAAGTCCTGTTTTGCTGCTTCTGTGGATAAGGTCTTACCTGTTGCCGTTCCTGGCTTGAGCAGTTTCGGAGCCTCGTTAACTTTTTTGTTAACAGCGGGCTTTGACTGCACAAGTTTGTCGTACTGAGCCGCCTTCCACAATGCCAACACAGCGCGTGAGTCGGTAGCATTTGCAAGCTCTTGGTCGGAATAACCAAGATTCTTAGCGTAAGACCTAAGCTCTGCTCTCACCTTTTCACCCTTCTTTGGGTCTAGGTAATCAGGAATCGCAGCCGCGACTTTCTTTGCTTCTTCAGCAATGTGGGCCTCCAGTTGTGCTTCACGCTCGGCCTGTTGCTGTTGTGCAATGCGCTCACGTTCTGCCCGAATCTGGTTGATCTGCTTTTCCATCCGGCTTTGCTCAGCGACCTTCACTGCATAAGCAATCGGGTCGGTCTCTTTTAATGCCTCAATATCCTCAGACTTAATCTGCGCGTTTAGGAACGAATCCATCGCTTGCAGACGTTGAGAATATGCGTCTCTCGCCTGTTTTGCTTGCTCGATAGCAGACTTCTCTGCTTCTACAGCTTTACGCTGTTCGGCAAGCTGATTGGTTTTTTTATGGTAATCCGTACCTTTTTGGTAGCCTTCGATTAACTCTTGAAGGGTAACCTCGCGCTCTTCGCCTGCTGCTTTAACGACAAAACGCTGTTCCTCTTGAGTTTCCTCTTGTGCTTCCTCAGACTCGGATTCACTGGCAACATATTCTTGCTCTTCCGACTGGTCTTGAACTTGCTCTTGTTGAGGTTCTCCTCCAGTCATCATGCCAAGAAACGTGTCTGCTGCCTGTCCCACTGTCAAGCTAGTCCCAACTGGGTTGCTGCTTTCCATAAACCACCTTTACTTAAAAATCCTAAATCGCCTCTTCACTATCTCGCCTTCAGCGGCAACAGATTCGAGACGCGCCTTAACCTGACGCACTGCGCGAATAGCCACGTATGACTCTTCTCGTAGATCAATGTCGTCAGGACTACTATTGATGATACGCTCGATGTTGTCTTTTTCCAACTCAGTGAAGATTTCTGTCAGAAACTCATCACCAAGTAAAGCCTTAGCTCGTTCCCAACGCTGTGTCATAGCAAGCTCTTAGCCTTCTTCTTGGGTAGTCTTGACTCGTTAAGAGCCTCTAAAAAATCTTCGCCGTACTTATTCACTGCTTTCTTGCGGATCACGTACTCGCCAACCTGGAGCGACCCATAACCATCGTCAGGGTTATCAGGATTTGGGCCTAGTAAACCACGAACCTTTCCACCTTTCTCGTAGGCTATATGATCCTTAGTTACCTTGCCGCCTTTGTATAAGGTAGCCTGATCGGTTTGATTTAACTGTTGAAGATTAGCAGCGTTACCTGTGCCTGCAACAGGGATGGTTTCTCCACCGTAAGTAGTCCCAGTTTGGGATTCAAACCTAGCTTGTAAAGATGGGGCATCAAAAACACCTGGCGTATATTGTTTAACTGCTTGCGTTATAGCTGGAGTGCCAAACTCTAACTGCCTGGGCCTTTGATTTGTAAATCCTGCAACGCCAGACATAAAGGTAGGCGTAATACCAATTTGGATCTGATCTGGAAGCGTTACATCTTGGCCTAAAGCATAATTGATAGTTTCAGGTGAAAGTCCTTGAAGTTTTGCAAGCTGCCTAAATTGATCTTGAGTCATACCTTGATTTAGTCTGCTTTGCGTTGCTGCTCTTAAACCAGAACCAAAGTCTTTTGACGCTCCAAAGATTGGTTCGCCACCAACAGAATAAAACGGAGGATTAACGAGTGGCGTGACCTCTAAAGTATTTGAGCCACCAAATGTTCTTGGTTGCGTTTGGAAACCACCAGAAGGAGCTCCTGTCAATGAATTCAAATAGTTTTGATATTCAGGAGACGCTCGCAAATAACTTTCAAGTTGCTGCGTTGTTGACCACGGGCGACTACTTCCTTGGATCAAATAAAACCTAGACAGCTCATCATTGCTAGGACTTCTGTTGAATAGGTTCTTAAAGACCTGCGACGCTTGTTCTGTTGTGATCCTGTTTGTTAAGTTAAGCGTAGTGTCGTTTCCTGTGCCACCCGTTACCGTTGTCGCGCCACCCTGTATCGTGTCATTACCGATACCCCCAACAACAGTGCCAGCTCCGGTTCCTACAGTTCCGGTAAGACCTCCAGTTATGATAGTTCCGCTATTACCCCCGCCTCCAGTAATAGTATCGTTTCCAGTACCTCCCGTGGTAGTCGCATTCTGCTTTGCAAGATCTGCGGCCATGTAAGCATCACGTTCTGCCGCCGTCGGGAAAACTAAATTGTTGTATGTGTATCCTTGTTGTGTAGGTGCTGGGTTTCTTATTTCGTTTAGGGCAGTTGATAACGGGACTTGGTTGCCTTTTAGCAAAATGTAGTTTTGAGCTTGATCGTAGCTAATACCATTAGCCATCAACGTAGCAAGGTTTGCGTAAGTTATGGTGTCGCCACCTAACGCGCCGGTAAACGTATCATTTCCTGCTGCGCCTACTACAGTTCCTGCGCCAGTACCAACACTTCCTGTTAAACCTCCGGTGACAATGGTTCCTCCGGTTGCACCACTCGTCGTATCCGTTGCGCCCGTTGTGCCCATCGTTGCGCTTGTAGTCGTATCCGTTTTGATAGGCGTAGGCAAAAATAAACTATAGAGACGAGGGTCTGCCTTACCTTGCAAAGCAATCCTGGCATCTGCGGCATTGACAGTGCCGCTACCGTCAAGGTCAAAAGTAAGTCCTGCTGGAAGACTTTTGACATTACTTAAACCAACTCCTGCTTTTAAGATCTCTTTTGATAAAAGATCCATCGCATTACCTGCGTCATAAGCACTGTACTGATTAGCCCAAGGTGCGTTTGTAGCGTAATTTTCGACAATGCTTCTATCGTAAGCATCTTTAATCGTAGATGGGTCAGTAACCGTTCCACCTATGTATCGGTTAGCAAACGCTGCTGGAACACCGAGATCAATAGCTTGTGTAATGACACTAGGCGTTGATGTTGTCGTTCCTGTGGTAGCCCCTGTTGTGGCTCCTGTGGTAACTCCTGTGGTAGCTCCTGTCGTCGCTCCTGTAGCTCCCGTATCTGTTACGGCAGATCCACCCTGAACGTAGGTTTGATAGTCTTGGAGAGCGTTACCTACCGTCTCATTAGGGTTTGCTCCTGCATAGGTTTTAGCCCATGCAACAGGAACGCCAGAAGCAACCAAGTCAGACGTAAAAGCATTTATTTTCTCAACTAACGCAGTCTGAGCTGCTATATCCTCCGGCGAAGGAGTCACCGCTTGGTATACCTCTTGCGTAATCGCGCCTGACTGAAGAGCTTCTCCGGCAGCTTTTGCAGCAAATGCGGCCTCAGCAGTTGGGTAAAGAACCCCGTTGTAAGTGCGATTGCTCTCATCCAGAAGCCTTGCGTCCTCGGCTTCTTTGACGGTGTTGTAGACGTTTCCAGCGTAAACCCTGCCCGTAAGATCGTTAGCCTTAGCTAACTGATCGTTCATGTAAGCATCACGCGCAGCTATTGTTGAGAACGTAGCCCCATCAGGAGCTTTGAAACCACCCATAGCCATGACAGCATCTTCTACTGTCATGGTGTTTGCGCCGTACTGCTCTAAGAATGGCTGTGCATTCTCATAAGTTACACCGGCTGCAAGAAGCGTAGCTAAATTTGCAAGTGCCATGATTATCCTGGTATCTCAATGTTAGAAGTGATGCCTGCGCCTACTTTCATAGCCTTCATCTGCGCCTCTGCCTCGAACTCCATGCGCTTGAGTTCTAACTCGGCTAGGGCTTTCTCTCTTGCAAGCTGAATATCAGCCATAGCTTTCTGGCGTTTAATCTCAATATCCGCTTGAGCCTGCGCCATCATCATTTGCACCGCCGGATCTGGGCCTTGTTGTTGAGGTTGTGCAAGTGCAGCATCAATCTCTGGTGTTACAGGCTTGAAGAACTCAGCCGAGTCCGCAAAACCAGCCGCCTCAATCAGCTTTCCGAGCGTCGCACGATATTGCGAGACAGACACTAAAGGATTGCTCGGGCCGTACGCTTGAATGATCTGCTCTTGTTTTGCGAGAACCATCGAGAGCATCGCCATCTTTTGCTCGATGTTCCCCGTACCAAGTCCGACATTCACTGTGCAATCGTACTGGTTCGACCACTCTCGCGGGTCGTACTGAACATACTGGCCGCGCATCCGAATGATGACTGACTTGTCCTGATATTTGCATAAAAGGTGTAAGAGTCCTTTGAATAAGTCTTTTACGCCCGTTTCACTAAAAACTCTAGCAATAAGCTCGATCTTTCCTTGCGAGGCTTGCGTAAGAGCCGCTATAGCCGCAGCAGTAACATTCTGTAGGATGTTGGGGTCTAACCCCTGAGAAGCCTCTGTAATGCCCGTACGCTTGGCTTGGATCGAATCTAGGTACTCCATAAAAGGGAATACCTGTTGAGCAACAGGATTAACTGTAATCGGTACAAGTGCGGCGGGATTTTTCATTCTCACCACACCACCAGGAGTCACCGACATAAGATCATCGAGATTGACCTGACCTTCTACAGCACCCATCCTGGTATTGTTCTGTAGGTACAGGTTATCAAGCATCTGCCTCGTTAGAGTAGTCTTGATAAGTTGGAGATCAACTGTACGATCAGCAGGACAATCCCCAAAGAAGCGATGAGGTATCGGAATAGGACAGAGGGTGTAAAACGGCACATAGTCGGTCTCTTCGTTACTTAGGATTTCATTCCCCGAAAAATGCACCCGTCTTAGTTCTGCAATCCCGTCTCCGTCGTAGTCAGTCTTTAGGTAGCACTCGAACACCTCAACCGTCTGCATGGATTTATCGAGACTTGGCTCCATGTAAGGCTGTTCGTCTCGGTTGTATCGAGCTATGTACTCAGCAGAAAACTCAAGGTCGTTGTAGACCGGCAGGTTCATCACGATCTCAGGATCAAACCCCATCGAAACAAGATCCGACCTCGTAATGAGTTTCCTGTGCGCGACAAAGGGCGTATCTCGAACGGTCTTCCCTGCCTTAGAGATCAAGAACTCTTCGGGAGGAACGTTCTCAACCTTGATCTTTCCGGCTTTGGTTTTCTTCATCAGTGCGACGTTATGAACACGCATGACTTGACCATCAATATCCTGCTCAATCGTCTCTTGTGCTGCAATCTCCATTGTCCCGTCAGACATAAGCATGGCTAGCTCATCGTCTGTCAGGTTTGCGTACTGTTCCTTAGTGACTGAAATCGAGTCGTCCCAGTAGGCTTTGATAACCCCGACCTTCTGAAGGATCGCGTCCTTGAACCAGTCGTGCATGATCGAGATACCAGGGTTTTGCTTCATCAGCACCCAGTTTGTGTACTCGGTTGCTTGTTGGGCTAACGGCTCATCACCTGGGCCTACAGGCTCGAATACACCGATCTGGTCAGCAGAAGTAAAGAGACGCATGAGAGGCGGAAGCATCCCGTCTACCGCTTCTGCAACCTCACCGGTTACGATCTGGCTGCGACCCTCGACCTCATTACCATAAGGGTCACGCATGTAGGCAGTGAGCGCGTTCTTACGCTGCTCGACCGTCTCGGTCTCCAAGAAACCTATCGCGTTATCAATCTCACCTTGGAGAATCGCCTTTAATCGTCCGTCATCCATTTAGACCACCCAAGATACGTTAGGTTTCAGCGG